TAGATGTAACCAATTTAGATGCTACAGTAATTGAAAGAACGGTAGCTAGTCAATCTTCTTCTAGTCCAGAAACATTTGATTTTCAAACACTTGAAGAAGCATTATTGTGGACTCAAAATACAACTAATAATGCTCAAGTTGTGTTATTGCTAGATGATGGAGATCATTTATGGTGCAGAGAGGATCAGGTACATGCAGATGGATCATATATGTATGTTTTTCATGCTAAGAAACTGACGATTAAAAGTATATCAGATGATAGAACCAAAGTAACAATTAAAATACCTTCTGGTGGTGATGCTTGGTTGGGTGTCGCAAGGTTATTTGCGACTAATTTTGAGCTAAGTAATGTATTGGTTGGAACAGGAGCGAGATGGTTTTCCGTTTTTTCTGGCACAAGGGTAAACGTTTATCGTTGTAAGCTTGAAAGAATACTTGCGTGGAATACATCCCCGTGGTCTATGGTAGGAAGACAAAGTGAATTCATAGATTGTTCATTTAGTCAACCCAATGGTTATTTTCAACAAAACACAATAACCCAAAATTCAGATTATTTTTTAGCTAAATTAGATTCAATTTATGGATATACAAGTGGAGCTATTCAATTTGACTTAGTTGGTTCCAAAGCAAATACTATAAATGACACTACAAAGATAGCCGCTATAGAATTTAATAAAATTACAGATAAGGGATGGTTACTAATAACTGATACTTCTTTACCAAAAACTTTCGATGGTTGGGAAGGGGATACTGCTAGTAGACCTACGCTACCAAATGAAGCAAATAGTCAACCTTATTTTGATACTGATCTTGGTCAACCAATTTGGTGGAATGGGACTGACTGGGTAGATGCCCTTGGAAACGATCCTTCAACTGTATATGTAACGGAGTAAAATTATGAGTAGATTAAAAGATTTATTAGCATCAAATTATACTGGAAATATGAGTGTAGGAAATACACTTATTATGCAAGCAGCAAATGATCCAGCGGCAGATGGATTATTTATGAGAGTTAATGGACAAGGTGAAGTTGTTGGCTATAGAGCTGTAAACCAAGATCTTGAACATGTAGAAACAGATGAAAGAGATATATTACTTCCTGATTCAGAAGAAAAAATTATTGAAATGACAGTACCTTTTGCTATAACTTCTGAAAATGGTTCATATGTATTTACTTGTAAATTAAATAATGGATCAAATAATGCAGATGATAATGTCACTTTTGTACTTCGTGATGGGAGCGAAAATGCTATTGCATCAAAAATGGTAACTATTGACCGAGGTGATACAGGATATTCTGTAACATTTTATGGAAGTTTTCAAAATGATTGGGTTGAAAACAGTACATTTAAAGTATATGCTTATTCAAATAGAGATAGTAAAGTTATGGGAAGTTCACTTATGCCTACAGGCCTTAAAATTGTAGAAGCTAGAGCAGCACCATTAACTGCTATGGCAACAGCACAAAAAGAACTTGTATTTGATAATACTGTAACAGAACCAACTCATGCGGATATAATTGCAGCTCTTGGTTCCTATATTAATGATAAAGAAATTATAGATAAAAACTTTACAGCACTTGCAAAAAATGAATCTGAAACTACGTTTTGGCAAATTTTTTATGACAATAATAGTGATTCATTCTTTATACATGAAATATTAAAAGCATCTAAATAAATAAAATTTAAAATGATATAATAGAGATAATTATTTAATATCATTTTAATTGGATGCCATATGACTAATAAAATTAAAAGAATAGGTTCTATGATTATACTAGCTGTTATTACAGTTGGTTGGTTCATAGGCTGTTCATTTTCAACTCCAATATTCACAAAGCATTCCGAAAAAAGAACACTTATCTTAGAAAAACCTCCTGTTAGAATTATAATGACTGGTGAATTTGACGAATTAAATAATAACAATATTATAGAAATAATTAATGCTTTAAATGGTGTAACATATTATAATTATAATTTTGATGATACATATAATATTGGAACTGATATAGGACTCAAACACGAGTATTTGTTGAAATATGATTCAAAAATTAAAAAATAGTCAAAAAATTAATATTTTTCAAAAGAAATTATGTTAACATACCGTTAATCTTTTTTTGAGGAACAAATATGAAAAAATTTTTGTTAGGAATATTAATGTCTGCATCACTGATTGCAGGAGGATCTATTGTTCAATATGAACCACAAGCATCTATACCATGTGATGAATTTAATCCATATGGATATATTGGTTTGTCTGGTATTTATGGTGAATTTGATGAAACTTTTTATGATGAAGAACTTTCTGAGGATAATATTGGTTTCCAAGTTCAAGCTGGATATATGATTTTTGGACAAAATGGATGGTCACTTGGTGTTGAAGGAAGATATGGATATGTATCTCTTGATTATCTTGATGTATCTTATTTAACAGGATATGCAAAAGTAGAAAAAGATATTGATAAATTTGGTATTTATGGTCTTCTTGGGTATGGAACAACAGACTTTAGTGCATCGTATGATATTGGATATTTAAATCTTACAATTGATGATAGTACATCTGATTTTACATGGGGTGCTGGTATTAAATATGGATTTAATGAATCATTTGATGTATTTATAGATTATGTTGTACTTCCAGATTATGAAGTTGGAACAGATAATATTGATAGCGATATCATATCTGTAGGCGTTAATTATAAATTTTAAAAATTAAAGGAAAAATATGTTAAAAAAAATAACTCTTATCGTAATGATGGCATCTGTTGCTTTATTTGGTTCTCCTGCGAATAGTAAAATTGCACAAATAGAAGAACCAATTATTGTTGAAAAAACAAGAGATTTTTATGCTGGTATAGGTCTTAATGCAAATGAAACATGGGGTCGTGATGCAAATGAAAATTTTACTACTTATGGATCCGAAGAATATACTAATTTAGGTTTATCTTTGGTTCTTGGCTATGATGCAATTCGATTTGATCGTGCTGATACATATATTGAATTTAGAGTTGGACAATCATATTGGATGGAAGACTCTGAGGATTTTACTACGTCGTTTGTAAGTATACTTGTTAAACCAACATATAATATAAATAATAGATTTGGATTATATGGATTACTTGGATATACATATGTTGATTGGCAAGATAATTCAAGTGATTTATCTCATAGCACTGGTGGACTTTCTATAGGTCTTGGAGCAATAGTTGAGGTAAAAGAAAATTGGTATGTTAGTGCTGATTATTTATTAACTGCAACTGATACATATAGTGAATATTTACAGGATAATGTTAATTTTTCACAAGTTATGGTAAGCTTACTATATAAATTTTAATAAGGAGATAATATGTTAAAAATATTACTAATTGCTCTAATTGCATTTTTCTTTAGTGCTTGTGATGATAATAATACTACATCAAGACAACAACCTGTTCAGCCTGTTCAGCCTGTTCAGCCTGTTCAACCTCAACCAATTCCTGAGCCTGAGCCTGAGCCAGGCGTCCCGCATGTTGGTACTGGATCTGTATCCTATACACCTTCATGTGAAGCAGGAATTATTGAAGTTAAATATGTTTATCAGGACAATACAAATATTGATCCTAATAGTTTTATCATTACACATATTGTAGATGGTCAAGCTAAAGATATTCAAGCTGGAAATGTTATGAGTAATGGATCTGTAAGTTATATGAATGAATCAATTTATGTAGAACCAAATGATTCAAATAAAAAAATTATTCATCAAGTAAAAGTTACATTTATTGCAGATGGTGTATCAAATGTTCAAGCTTGGGCTGTTACACAACCTTCTTGTGCAATTGAAATACCAGAAGATGATGATGATAATCAAACTGTAACTATTATGAAAATGAATATTCTCTAAAAACCTACACAATATACGGGTATCACTCGATACCCATTCTCTCAAATAATTTCCTAATTGTTTTTTACTTCAAATACTGTATAATAATATATATTAATTTTATTATAAGGAAAATACTATGGGTTTATATCCAAATAACGATAGAGATAGAGAAGCTGAGATAGGTAGATTAAGAGAAGATGTTGAAAGCCTTGAAGCTATAGACACCTATACAAAGGCTGAAATAGATGCCAAACTTGCACCTAAATTTGAAACTCCATCTACAAATATTTCAGAAATAGCAGATCCATCTACAGCTACAGCAGAAGATGTTGCAAATAAACTTAATTCTCTTATACAAGGATTAAAGACTGCTGGATTGATGGAAAGTTAATTATTTTATAATGGATTGATATATGGCTTGCAAAACTAAAAAAACAGAAAACAATACTTTTTTTTATGAAATAAGTATGGCTTCTGGTAGGTCATATCCAACTCCACCACAATGTACTACAACATGTAATCCTCTCATTGCTGATGATTGTAATGAACAGTGTGATTTAAATCAAGATTGTGTAACAGAGTGTGAACCAACAATTCCATTTCCAGGAATACAAGAGCCAAGTGGTTGTAGCTGGGATCCTTGTATAGTTCCAAATAAACCACCAGATGTTATTATACCACCGCCTCCAATTTGTACATGTAATCCTTGTCCATCAAATCCATATGCACCTTGTCCACCTGATTTGTGTGATCCTGCAAATTGTAGATGTGGAGAGAAACCACCTGATCCTTGTTCTTGTCCACCAAGTCCATATGATCCTTGTCCTCCAAATCCATGTCCAGGATGTATATGTGATCAATGTCCACCTGATCCTTGTCCACCTGATCCTTGTATTGCATCAACATCAAATAGTTGCAATAATAAAAGTTTTGATAGTACAAAAATGAATAAAGATATAATTGCATTAGAAAATTTTTTAAAAAAATTAAATAGGAATAAAAAATGAGTAATCAAGCTATAGAAGATTCTGGGATAGCACCTGGTTCTGCAAAAAAACTTACTGATTGGAAAAATGAACCAACCTTTGATGATTTGTATTCCGATTATCAAGCAGCGCAGGAAGATCATTCTATACTGCTTACTAAGCTTGATAGATGGGAACTTAATATGGAAGGTGGTCCAGAGATAGATGTTCCACTTGGTAGAAGTAAAGTAAGACCAAAGCTTATAAGAAAACAAGCAGAATGGAAGTATCCAGCACTGGAAGAACCATTTTTAAATACAGAAAATATGTTTAGAGTAAAACCTAGAACATTTGAAGATAGACCAGCCGCAGAACAGAATGAGTTGGTTCTAAACTATCAATGGTCAACCAAAATAAATAAAGTTGAATTAGTTGGTGATGCTGTTAGAGGACTTGTAGATGAAGGTACTGTAATAGTAAAAACAGGATGGGAAATAGAAGAAGATACTATATTAGTAAAAGAAACAAAACCTGTTTATGCTACTCCAGAACAATCATTGAAAATGATGCAAAGACTTGTTGCTTCTGGAAAAATGTCAGAACAGGAAATGCAACAAAATATTCAAAATGGAAAACCAATGCAAATTGGTACTAAAGAAGTTGAAGTAGAAAAAACTATTCTTACAAGAAATAATCCAATGTATGAAGTTTGTGATCTTCGTGATGTAGTAATTGATCCAACATCAAAAGGTAATGCAGAAAATCTTAGATTCTTGGTTCATGAATATGATACAGATATGAGTACATTAAAAGCACAAGAATATAAAGTTATTACAAGAATTGATCCAGAAACAGGTGAAGAATATGAAGATGAAATTGGAATATATCATAATCTAAACAAAATAAGAGTTAGTGATTCTGACACTCGTGAATATTATAATGATTATGGAATGTTATATGACGATGGTGAAACAAATTTTAAATTTAAAGATAAGCCAAGAAAAAAACTTAGAGCATATGAATATTGGGGTTATTGGGATATAAATGGAGACGGTCAAGTTGTTCCAATCATAGCTACTTGGGTCAATAAAGTAATGATCAGAATGGAAGAAAATCCATTTCCATTTAGTGGACTTCCATTTTCTATTGCTAAATATATGCCTAGAAAAAATGATATTTATGGTGAACCAGACGGAGAACTTCTACAGGAGAACCAGGAATCTATCGGTAAAATGATGAGAGCTGCACATGATATTACATCTACACAAGCAGTTGGTCAAGAATTTATAGATGAATATTTCTTTTCTGGTCCATCGCAAAAAGATAATTATCGTTCTGGTAAAACAGTATATTTTAAACATGGTATGGATCCTAGAACTGCAATATTCAGACAAAGTGTTGATCCTGTTCCTCCTGCTGTATTTGAAATGATTCAATATCATCAAAATGATGCAGAATCAATGACTGGAACAAAATCATTTTCTCAAGGCATAGGTAGTCAGAGCCTTGGTTCTGTGGCTACTGGAATACGATCTGCACTTGATGCAACTGCAAAAAGAGAACTTAGTATTCTTCGTAGACTTGCAGAACAATTATTTAAAGATATGGCAAGAAAATCAATTATAATGAATCAAGCCTATCTTGAAGAAGAAGAAGTTGTAAGAATAACGAATAGTGAATTTGTAACAATTAAACGTGAAGACTTAAAAGGTGAATTTGATCTTATTGTAGATGTATCTACTCCAGAAAAAGATAATGAAAAAGCTGAAAAGCTTAATATGCTTATGCAAACAAATGCTGCTTCAATGCATCCAGGATTACAAAAAATTATTTATGCAAAAATAGCTAAATTATGGAAAGAACCAGATCTTGCAGAAGAAGTTCTTTCATTTGAGCCTGAGCCTGATCCTGTTCAACAAGAATTACAACAACTTCAACTTGAAAATGCAAAACTTACAAATCAAAAATTGAAAATGGAAATAGCAAGACTTGCAAAAGATATAGAAAGTGAAGATAGTAAAATTGAAGAAAGAGAAAGTAGAACTTCTCAAAATTTAAATTCTGAAACAGAAGAAAACAAGGCTACAGCAAGATTAAAAAATGCTCAAGCTAAAAAACTTGAAGAAGAGGCAGATAAGATAGCACTTGACTTTATGAGAAAATATGATGGAATTGAACGTAATGAACATATTGAAGATAAAGAAGCAGAATGGCTTGCAAAATCAGAAGAAAATGAATTAAAGCTACAGCATCAAAGAGAACTTGAAGCATTAAAAGCAATGGTTAAAGACAAAGAAATGCAAATAAAATCTGATAATGAAACATATAAAACAAATGCTGATATCCATAAGGATTTAACAATAGCTGAAATAAAACAAAGAGAACTTTCTCAAAAAGCATTAGAAAATGCTATTAATACAAAAGGAGATCAAAATGGGTTACTATGATACTATCAGGAATGCAAAAATAGGTGAAGATGCAAAATTAAAAAAAGAAGCTGCAATAAAAGGAATGAATATTGCAGAAGCTACACTTGCAAATCAACAAAAAGAATATCAGCAACAACAACAAAATCTTGATTTAATGAGTAATGCACTTCAAAAAAGTTTTCTTATGGGCGCACAAGCTGGTGTTGCAGATACAATAAATCAAAAAATGCAAATGCAACAACCACAAGCATATCAAGAGCCATCTCTTGGAATAAATCAAGGAGTTGCAGAACAAATGGGTGATGAAGCATTAATGCAAAAAGCAAATTCTATTGTTGATCAACTTGATGCTGCACAAGCACAAGGTGCGCCAAAAGCTGAACTTACAAAGATATATAATACATTAGAACCAAGGCTCAAACAAGCTGTAACTGCAATTAAAGTAAATAAATTAAAGCAACAACAACGAAGACAACCACAACAAGGACAACCGGTTCAAACTCCTGGTTCTGCTGTAGAAAGAATCAATTCACCGATTACAAAAGCAGCAAATCAAATATTAAATGAAACTATTGGTATATAATATAAGTTTAAATTAAAATAATATGCTATAATATTTTATATATAGCCCAATCAAACACTGTATGGCTATAAACTCTGATGTTTTTTTAAAAAAAAATATAAGGAAATGTAAGCAATGGAAAATAATTCTAACTTAACAGAAGAACTCGAATTGGTTGATAGTAGAATAGAAGAACTTAAAGAAATGATAGAAATCAAAGAGGCTCTTGAGAGACTTCACAAGAATGAAGATTTCAAAAAAATTATTCTTGATGTATATCTTGAAAAAGAAGCTGAAAGACTTTTTAAAGTTCTTATTACTCCCTCAACATTAAAAAGAGATACAATTCAAAATATCGAAGATAAACTATCTTCAATTCGTAACTTGAAACAATTCTTTGGTGTAATTGCACAAAATGCTGAATTAGCTCCTATACAAATAGAAGATGAGCTTGAATTTAGAAAACAAATTACACAAAAATATTCAATTGCAAATGAAAGATAGGAATTATTATGGCTAAAGATATTGAAGATTTTGAAAAAATGTCAGATGATGAATTTATGGATCTACTTGAAAATATAGATTCAGTAGATGAAGGTGTCGATACAGAAGTCGATGAAAATAGTAATGAAAATATAGAAGATGATGACTTTGAGGACACAGATTATCCTGATGGTGAAGCTGATGAAACTGAAAATGAATCAGAGGAAGAAAGTGAAGAAACAGAAGAAACTTCAACTGAACCAAATGATGAAACAGAAGAAACAGAAAAATCTGAAGATAAGGAAAACACTCAAGATCAAAATGATAAAGTAGATGATACGGAAACAGAAAATACTGAATCAAAAGATGAAACTAAGCCAAATAATGAAATAGAAAATTATAAAAAAGCATATAATCAACTATTGAATGAAAAAGCGAAATATGAAGATTTCTATAAACAAGTAACTTCTGAATTTGTTGCAAATGGCAAAGTAATGAAAGGCTTTGATGATCCAAAAAAGATTATCAGAGCGCAACAAATGGCCGCTGGTTTTTCTGAAAAGATGAAAGCATTTAAAAAATATAAACCATTTATTAATCCGTTAGTCGAAAATGGTTTAGTTGACAATCCAGAAAAATTTAATCTGGCTATCAATGCGATTGCAGGGGATAAGGAAGCAATTAAGCAACTTATTAAGGAATCGGAAATAGATCCAGTTGAATTAGATATGGACAATATCAATTATGAACCAAAGAATCAGATTGCATCTGATATTGAAGTTGCTTTCGATGATGTAATTGAAACAGCAGAGCAATATGGTGTTCGTGATAGAGTTGAAAATGTTATTGGTAAGGATTGGGATGATAATAGTGTAATTGAATTATTAGAAGATCCTCAAAATTCTGCTGATTTAATAAATCATATCAGTACAGGTGTATATGATATGGTTCAGCAAAGAATTGAAGAGAAAAAAATGACTGATCCTTATGGTGCATTTTCTAAAAAGAGATCAATAGATCAGTATAGAGAAGCTGCAAATGAGCTTGAGCAAGAATATATTCAATATATGAATGCACAACAAATACAAGCTCAAAATGAACAACAAAATAACTATACAGATCCATATGCTGGTCTTAATGAATCTCAACAATTTTCAGAAGAAGAAATTCAAGCTGAAATAGAAAGAATAAAACTCGAAAAACAACAAGAGCAATATTCTGAAAATATAAAACGTAATGAAGAAGTTGACAAAGCTAGAAGAAAAGCTGCTTCTGTCAGTAAGAAAAAACCAAGATCAAAGACTCGTAAAGAATCATTTGATCCTGGAAAACTTTCAGATGAAGAATTTGAAGAGCTATTGAACAGTTTCATTACGCAATAATCAATGAAATAACAAGGATCCGGTATGGCACAAAAATTTAATCAAGGTGGACGAGATGTAGGTCCAAATAACTCAACCATTGGTATTCAGTTTAATGATAAATTTTGGTCAAGAGCTGCTGTTACAGAAGCTAAGAAAAAGAAAACATTCTCTCAAATGGGAGATAAGCTTACACAGCCAAAACATTATGGTGATATAATTCAAAAATATCACGAAATTCCAATTCTCGATGAGAGAAATATTAACGATCAAGGTATTGATGCTAATGGTGTCAAAATGATTCCTGGTGTATGGTATGCATATGCTCCAAATGGTTCAAGAATTATTACAAATGCAGATTCAGATCCAGATGGAAGTGGTACAAATCAAGGTTATTCTACAAGAGAACTTGCTTGGACAGAAGCAGATGCTCAAGGTGGAACAATTAAATCTGGTGATGGTAACTTATTTGGTGGATCAAAAGATATTCTTGTACAAAATGGTTCATTCCCACTTCTAACAGAAGAAGGTGGAGTTGTAAACCAAGTTGGTATGAAGCGTCTGTCTATTGAAGCTAAAGTTGCTGAATTCGGTTTCTTTATGTCATTCACTAAAAAATCAATTGAAATGGATACAGAAAAAGGCTTGCTTGCAAGATATTCTATGTCAATTGGTGAAACACAAGGTGATCTTCGTGAAGCACAAATCCGTAACTCATTGCTTGGTCAATCTGAGCTTAATAGAGTATTCTCTGGTGATGCAACAGCTATAGACAATGTTGGTGCTGATGATACACTTACATTTGCAGACCTTAGAATGATGGATAAAACATTGAAAGATGCAAGATGTCCTAAATCAACTAAGATCATTGATGGTTCTACTAAATATGGTACTGCAACTGTAGGTAAAGCAAGATATGTATATGTAGGTCAAGAAGCACTTCCAACGTTGGAAGATATGACACATAATGGTAAAAATGTATGGACTCCTGTAGAAGACTATGCTGCCGCTGGTACAATTGCTTCTGATGAAATTGGTCGTATTGGGCCATTTAGATTTATTGAAATAGAAGAAATGCCACATTATGCTGGTCAAGGTGCTGATGCTAGTTCAGATCCACAAGCAGATACATTCTACACATCTCCTGGTATGGATGGAAATCCTCACTTTGATGTATTCCCAATTCTGTTCGTTGGTTCTGGTTCTTTTGCAACTGTTGGATTTGAAGGTGATGTAGCTCGTGTAACAACTGTTATGCCTAAGGCTGATGCACACAATGATCCATATGGTAAAAAAGGTTCTATTTCTATTAGCTGGTACTATGGAATTTTATATATGCATCCTGAATGGATCAGACAAATTGCATGTTCTTTCAAAGTTGCTTAATGTATTAAAGTAACTGATGCTACAATGTGATCATCTTACGAAAGAAGG